CCAAGAAACGGGAGGCAGTTCAAAGAGGCAGGTGGGGGCTTTCGTTGTACCCGCCCTGTACCCGCATGCATGAGAAAGTAGCGGAATAGCAATGAATAGTAGGAATATGTGGAGATGGGGGGAATCGAACCGGAGTGGCGGAATTACAAAGAAAAACGGTGGCACGCCCCGTTTTGCACCACTACAGCGCCACAAGCATGCGCGGAGGCCAGCGCCGAAGTCCGTGACACATGCTTCGCTCGTGGTTACACATGCTCATACGCAAACTATGGAACGATATTCACATCTGACGGAACATCTTCCCTATTTCCTCGACGGGCGGACGACAGTTTTTAGTTCCCTCGTTCTTTGCGGCGCTTCCACGCTTTGAACATGTCCCCGAAGCTCTTTTGCTTCCACCAGGGTGTTTCGGCGAGCTCGTCAAGCTTAGAGGCTCTTTCTTCATCTGTGATGCGGGCTTCCACTGCTTCCTCCACCTTTGCTTTTGCGGCGGCAGGACGTAGTTTCGCCACGAATCTCATTGCGTCGTTGACGCGCTTGCGGTCAACGCGGATCATCCACGCGTACTCGTCTCCCTCAATAGCGAGCCACTTGTCCCCGCCGCTTTTCTTCTTGACTGCTAACGCGAAGATTCCCAACGCGACGATCCGCGTTGCGGTGACTCGCTCCTGAAGATCTTCGCCAGCTTCTAGTTGGACTCCTCGCACGCTCGCGAGCGGATGGATCTCAGGGGGAGCTGAGAGGATACTTCCCGGACGGAAAATGATTTCAGTCGGGGTGAACGTCAGGGATTCACCATCTGGTCCTGAGAATTTGGTGATGAACATGCCCATGATTTCACTTCTCTTTCATTGAGATTGCGACGCGGATCATGTGTCACACCCTACTCTGTAAGCGTGTGGCGCGGCAGAAGTTTCGCTGAGCGAGACACCCGCGTCTAATCCACCGCTGCCACGCCTCGATGACCCAGGCGGGGAGGTCGAGCTCGTCGGCGATCAGGGCCGGATCCGGGCCGACGAGGCGCTGTTTGAGCTTGTGCGCGTATGCGAGCAGGGCGACACCGCCCACCATGAGCAGGAAGCCGCCGATAAGGTTGCGCTCGTGAGACACAGGATTGCGCATCATGTCCACGCTTGGGACGTCATTCCGACCTCGGAGCAGATGCCTCCCCTGCTGCCTCCTCGCCCAAGCGACGCTCAGCCTCGGCGGCGACTATAGAGCCAGCAACGCCAAGCGCATCACACATGGCGCAAAAGTCAGTGACAGTACATGTCGCAGCGCCCGAGAAAATCTTGTAGCAGCGTGCTCGGGTGATGCCAGCACGCTCAGCAAGTCGGTCAATGGTCAAATCTGCGTTCTGTAAGCGCTCCTTTAGTACGGCAATGACAGCCCGCTCAAAGGGACTCGTTTTCAAAGATCTACTTCCCATTCGTTAAGTATATCTACTTTTGTAGACGTAGGTCACACGAAAGCGAGTTGCAATATCTATATTTGTAGACTTATATAGTAGTCATTAGTCTACAAATGTAGAAAGGACTCCTGAGGTGACAGTCGCGACTGAAATCAAGGCCATAGCTCGTGAGCTCGGCGTATCCCAGAGGCTGCTGGCAAGGCAAGCACGCATGAGCCGCGCAAGCCTCTCGCTCAAACTCAACGGGCATCGAAACATGACGCTGCCAGAGCTGGAGCGTCTGGCCGCAGCGCTCGGCACAACGCCCCAAGACCTCATTGCACGTGCTGAGCGGACCGCCGCGCTCGCGGCTCCGGATGATTCCTCGGATGGGTTCGCAATCCAGGACGCCGCGTCGGGATCGGTCATCCTGCAGGCGCGCCACGTCGACTGGGACGGCGGTGACGCAGCATGACTACGGGCATGCCTTTTGAGGCGGGGCGTTGGTACTCAGCGGCACAGGTGCGGGAGACTTTGAGCCTGTCGCGAGCGACCGTCGAGCGTCTCGGCACCTCGGGTGCCGTGCGGGCAATCAAGATCGGGTCGTCTGTCCGCTACTGCGGAGATGATCTCAACGCTCAGTGCCGAGTCCTCGGGCCTGGAGCGGTTCATTCAATCTCTGCCTCAGTCAGGGGTGATGCAGCATGATGCGCAGAGAAGCGGCGGCGCGCCAGGCCGTCGAGGATGCTCGCCTGGACGTCATCCGAGCGTGTGGGGAGCTGAGGGAAGCTGAGATGTTCCTCGACGCGGTCAAGTCTGACGAACGGTCGGCGGTGAGTAGCGCGGCCTCGGCCGCCGGCGTCGCGAACACTCATCAGTCGAACATCCGCGAACAGGTGCAGCCCGGCAAGGTCATACACGCCGATTATGCCCCCGATGAATACGCGGAGAGTCGTCTCCTCGAAGCAGCGTCTGCGCTGCAAAAGGCAGCGCTCGTCCTCGGGTCGCCCCTTATTCGGCACTGGTTCGATGAGAGGCGTCTCGCTCGCGCTCAGAGTGATTTGATGCAGATTCAGGTGCAGATGCTAGCGAAGCTGCAGCGCCTGAACGCACGCACGATCAATGACCTATCTGCGTCTCAGGGGGACGATCATGGGCGTGTCGCTGTCGGCGATGTCGAGGACGAGCTCGTCGATGTGCGTGCTGCCCATCGTGAGCGCCTCGTAGAAGCGTTGGCCGCAGCCGGGGTCGAGGCTGAAGGGGATTTCGCCCGCGAAGCTCCCCTTGGGGTCGTTGGTGATTGCGTTGACGGTGACGGGGGCGGTCCCGGTGTTGCGTAGCACGAAGGTTTGTCCGTCTTGCCATTCGACGGCGAAGGCGTGCTCTGCGGGCGCTGGGTTGAGCGCTTCGGCGATCTTCTCGATGGCTTCACGTTGCCGCGTCGCGTTCGCGTCGGCTTTCTCGGCGGCGTCGCGCGCCTTCTTCGAGGCGTTGGCTTGCCACCAGGAGAACACGGCTCCGACGATCGTCAAGACGGCGCACACGGCCATGACGACGTTTGCTGCTGATTCCAAGTCTTCCTCCTCGGTGAGGTGTGGTTGCCGCACGAGATTGTGCGGTGTGGATGGTACCTCCCACCTTACCGGGGAGGAGTCCCTAGTTGGGGGCAATTGCGAGGAGGAGTTGTGACGCGCGACGAGGTTATGCCCGTGGCCTACAGGGTCAGGACGTTCGCCAAGTTGATTGAAGCGTCGGACTCTGGGGTCCGTGAGCTGATCGCACGAGGCGAGATCAGGGCATGCAAGGTCGGGGGTCTGCTGCGGATCCCCGCAAGCGAGCTGGTGAAGTTCACCGGAGCAAAAAAGGAGTGCCCCTGCGGTTGCATCGCGGGGCACAAGAACCAAGAGAAAGAGAAGGTTCATGCGTAAGGATAACACACCCAACAGGCGTTTGTGTCCATGGCGATCGCTCATCGCCGGATTATCGCTGGCAGTGAGTCTCACGATCGCGCACGCCCTGCGCGGCCTCGACAACCCCGCCGGCCTCCCCGAGTGGCTGTTCTTCCCGGGAATCGGCTTCCTCATGCTCGCGGTAGTACTCCTCCGTGCGGAGTGGAAGGCGGGGCAGCTGTGAACGCGTCGGTTATCTTCGCGGTTGTTGTCATCATGTTTGCTGGGTGCGTCCTGCTGGCCTGGATCTCGATCCGGGGAGCCTCGCGGGCAGCCTCTATCGAGGAGATCGCGGCACGCATGGCACGCTCGGCGTCAAAGGCCAGACAGAAGGGAACGACGCTCCTAGAGCGCCACGTCGATTTCGACTACTACGACGTCGACGGCGAGGCTCCGCTGCCTCACCTGATCTGCCTCGCGACGCAGGACGTCATCCTCGAAGCCGAATTGAACGGCTGCTACGCACTCGATGTGCCAAAGGTCGCGGTCGATCTCGACCGTCAGAAAATCCACGTGACTCTCGAGGTACTGAGGATTGACGAGCCGAGCCTGGAGATCCGGGCATGAGGGCCATCGAAGGAGACGCGGAAACGCGTCAGATCGTCAGAGCTGCGGTGCAGGGCGCGCGCTTGTTTTGCCACCGCCCGCACGTGGATGAGGAAGCCCACGGCGTGATCCTCACCGCGTGGGTCAAGGCGGCGCAGTACCCGCCCGAGGCTCACGACTCTCATAACCGCGCGTCGCGCGGATTCACCTACTTCAAATCAGTCAAAACCGACAAGGAGAACGTTCAATGAATCACTCGAAAAGGAAATGGGTTGCTGGCGTGGCCCTCACGGTCGGGTTGCTCACGCTGCCCCACGTCGCCGCGCACGCGGCTGATGAGACAGCCCCAGCCCTGCAGGTCGCTGACGTAACCACGACGTCGACGTCATCTCAGGTGACGTCGATGGTCACGATCTCGGGCACCTGGAAAGCCGATGAGCCGCAGGCGGGCAGCTCTTTCACAGTGACGCTCCCGGAGACGCTGGCCTGGCCTGCGCAGGCGACGGCGGGCTTCCCCCTCAACATCAACGGGACGCCGGTCGGGTCATGCACTACGTCCGCGCAGGCACTCACTTGCACTGCAGATGAGCGCATCACCGAGTTCGCGACCGTCACGGACGGGCGCTTCAGTGCGTGGGCGCGTATCCAACGCTCTGCACGCGGGACAACCGGCGCGGCGATTGACGTCGCAGGCACTGCTCACCAGGTCACGTGGGGCGACGCAGACGGCGACGGCACCTGCGACCAGGACTGTAAACCTGCACACGACGAATACGTCTCGAGGGAGACCGCAAAATTCGGCTGGGCAAACGGCCGCAACGCAGACGGCACGTACAACTTCGAGTGGTGGGTGCAGGCCACGGGTTTCACCTCGTACGAGATCCTCGACGAAACGGCGACGCCCTCCGGTCTAGTTGAGTGTGCGCCGGGCGATGAGTGGAATCCGGACGAAGAGTACACGCTCACCCCGACCGTCGTAGGTGCATCCGTGAAGTTCGAGGCCAAATCTGAGGCCCATGTCTGCCGTCTCCTCTTCAAGTCGGTGAGCGGCGAGCCGTCGCAGACGAACGTCGCGACAGTTAATGGCTCACAGGTTGAGCGCACTGCAACGTACCGTGCTGGCGGAGAGGCCGACGCTGACGGCACCTCCCCCACGCCGACGCTGACGCCGACGCTGACGCCCACGCCGACGCCGACCCCGGCCCCTTCGGATGAGCTGCAGTCCGCGCAGTCCCAGACTCCCGAGCCGACGCCCACGCCCACGCCCGAGACAGTGGCTGTCGAGGCCCCGCAGGCGCGCCTGGCGCACACAGGTGCCACTGGTGACGGCCTGATAGTCGTCGGCGCGATACTTTTCGGCGCGACCGGACTGGGTCTCCTGGTCCTGCGTCTCCTCGAGGGGCCTGCGAGCAAGAAGGAGGGGAGCTGTGAAATTCGATCCGGTTTCAATCGAGATGAGTCAGTTAGACGCGGCAGTCGCCGCAGTAGTACTGGGCGAGTACGCCAGTCGCCAGGCGCTCAAGGCACTGCTCAAAGACACGAGGGCTGCGTGTGGAGGATCCACCAACGCGGAAGAACGCGCGATGGCAGAGTCGTGCAGCCGCGCCAGTCGCATGTTGTCGGCAGCGTTGATGAAGGAAGACAGGGGTCTGCAGAGCGCGTATGCGTTCGAGCAGAGTGTCGAATCAATGGCTGTTGCGACGTTTGTTGCGACAGAGACGGCCTGTGCGAAGAGCGTAGGTGAGTCGGCGTGAGAGGGTATCTGCGAATCGAGATTGACTACGCCGAAGCGTGTGTCATCAGGGATGACGCGCAGGACAAGGCCGCGGCGCTCAACGCTGACCTCGAAGCAACGATGCGAATTAACGATCTCGAAGCGCGCCGCTGCGCGCGCGAGGCACTCATCCGGAAGAGCGAGTTCTACCAGGACCTCGCCGACAAGATGCAGGACGCCGTCGAGATGTTCGACCTCGAGCGCTGCGACCGCGGCGAGTGCACGAGCGTCAAGGACGACTAGCCCATATCCCCGGAGCGCGGCCACGGGGCCACCAAGTTGTAGGACCGCGCAGCCCGACCAGAAGACACCCAGGTGCAAGTCCTGGGCGGGCACGAAGCCCGCGCCACGAGCGCGCAGGGCAAGACCCATAGAGAAAGAGATACGCCAATGACCACCATCAACGAGATCAAGGCCCGCCTTGATGCGCTGGAGTCCGCAGGTAAGAGCTACGCAAGGCTGGACCCTCGGATTGCTGCTCAGAAATGCGCGCGGGCTGTCGCGGCCTTCGAGCAGAACGCTGCCGTGGATATGGCTTATCTCCTCGCACGTGTCGAGGAGCTGCAGACCGCGATCATCACGGCGGCAGCGGAACTGCAGGAGGCCGCCGCAGACATCGCCGCGAGCTACGCAGCAAACGACGAGGAAACAGAAGAAATTCGGGTCATCATCGGTGACCCAGTGGACAAGCTCGTCACCATCGCGCAGACCGAGGAGGCCACCAAATGATCACTGTAAAGCGGATCCGTAAAGCGCCGACATACGTCACGACGTGCCCGGTGTGCCACACGCGTATCGCACCCCAGGGCGCGAACGCGCGCATCACAATCGACGCCGAAAGTGACGCGACCGCAATCAGCGCGATCACGCACTCGGCTTGCGCACGCGTCGTCATCGACTTCACCCGCGAGCGCGGGTATGCGCCTGCGGAGCTGGTGAAGGTTGGGGATTGGATCGAGGGCGGGCGATGAGGCCGGTCTGGACGCTCGACGAGATCCTTGTCCCGGCTGAGCAGATGCTTTCGCTTAATGGTCGTGGTGATCGGCGTCGTGTGGCTCCGACTGTGAAGAGTTTGCGCACGATGGCGATGATCCGCGCTCGCGCGGCAGGCATCGAGCAGTCGGACAGGCTGAGGATCGTCGCTTGGTTGCGCTTCCCGGACGCGCGCCGGCGCGATCCCCACAATTACATGCCGGCGCTTAAGGCGCTGGTTGACGGCTTTGTTGACGCGGGCGTTCTGCCCGATGACGACAGGCGTCACTTGCAGGGGCCTGACCCAAGGTGTGATTTGCTCGCGCCGTTGGTCGCGAAGCGGCTTGGGTCCCAGATGTTTGGAGTCAGTTTTGAGGCGTACCCGTTCGAGGGTCGCGCGGGGACCATTGGCTAGACAGGCCGAGTGAGGAGTAGGTCGTGCAGGGCTTGGAGCTGTTTGAGTACACGGGGCATGAGGTCCGTGTGCAGGTCGCTGAGTCGGGTGAGCCGTTGTTCGTGCTTGCAGATTTGGCGGCGGCCTTGGGCATTTCGAATGTGTCGCAGCTGCGCGCGCGCCTGGCCGATGACCTATGTCTGACATACCCCATGCCTGATCGGCTGGGGCGGACGCAGCAGGTGTGGGTTGTGACCGAACCGGGGATGTACGAGGTGATTATTCGGTCGGATAAGCCGGAGGCTGCGGCGTTTCGTCGCTGGGTCACCACGGAGGTGTTGCCGTCGATCCGCAAGCATGGCATGTATGCGACCGAGTCAGCGGTTGAGGCGATGCTGGCGGATCCGGAGACGATGATCCGGACGTTGACGGCGCTGCGGGATGAGCGTGCGGCGCGTGTGCGTGCTGAGGCTGTGGCGGCGGAGGCTGTGGCTGAGGTGGAGGCGCAGCGCCCGCATGCGCAGCTGGGGCGGGCGGTCGCGGCTTCGGGTGAGGCTGTGCTGCCGAGTGTTTTCGGCACGGTGTTGTCGGCTCGTGTCGAGGGGATGGGGCCGAACCGTTTTTGCCGTTGGCTCCGCAATGCCGGGTACGTGTACCGGCGTGGCGGGCAGATGGTGCCGACCGCGCGGGCGATCACGCAGGGGCTGCTTGAAGCCTCGGAGGTGCAGGTTCCCGGCGGTGGCGTTCGCGTGCAGACGTGGGTGCTTCCGAAGGGGCAGGAGCGCTTTACGCGTGAGCTGCTCGCTGAGCAGGCGGCGATGTCATGATGGATCGCTTTTGTCCGGATTGCGGTGTCGTCCTCGAGGCCGGCCACGCGCGGTGCCGTCCGTGCTTCCTGCGTTTCGAGGCCGCTTATCAGCGGTACACGGAGCGCGCCTGGATGGCGAGAAACTTTCCGGATTTCCGGCCTCTGGATCTGTTTCCGGAGGACTACTGGGAGCAGGTAGAGGCCAAGAAGACAAGCGAGAAGGAGGTGGGCTGATGGCATGGGTAAAGATGGGTGATGACGCCGACATGTACCCGAAGCTCATGGAGGCCGCCTCACACCCGACGGCTGACGCCCGCACGGTGAACGAATTGTTCGGGTTCATCATGCGGTGCGCTGCCTATTCGGCGGCTCACCTGACCGACAGCGTCATCGAGATGGGCGTCGTGTACACGTACGCGGGCGGGAATCCGGACATCTTGCAGATCGCCCTGGATGCAGGACTACTCGAGTGGGTGGACACTCCGAAGGGGCGGAAGCCGAAGCTCCTCGAGGACCCGGACTTCGTACACATCAGGTCACGCGCAGACGTCGAGTGGAGCCGTCAGCGCCAGCGCGACAACTCCGATCAGGCGTTGCGCCAGGCCGTGATCGCCCGCGACGGAGACCAGTGCCGCTGGTGCGGCGTCGAGGTCTACTGGCCTGGAAAAACATCAGCCCGCAAGGGCACACTCGATCACTTGAAGCCCGGGGAGGCTGGCACTGTGGACACGCTCGTCGTGGCGTGTACGCGGTGTAATTCGTCCCGAGCGGACGACCCTACAGGCTCGTGGGACCAGTCTCACGAGCTGCTACCCGCGCCTGAGCGACCCCGATACGGGACGTTCACGCGCAGCATGCTCGAACGTTCGGGCGTGCTGCGCAGCGCACAGGCCGCGTCCTGCGCGGCAGCCGGTGGAGGGAATGGTGAGCGTGCGAGCGCGCACGCGGCGGCTGGCGACCCGGCCTCGGGCACACCTACGACGGGTGTGACCTCGGGCTGCGCGGACGCCGCCGTGACTGTGAGCGCGCCTGGCGGCGCGACCGTGGGTATCCCGATGGACGCGGATTCCGGTGAGTCTGATCAGCTCACTGTCGAGTCCGGCCTCGGTGACCCCGGCGCTGCCCGCACGAACACCACCCCACACACCGACTACAAGCAGAAATGCGGATTCATGCCGACTCGCGTCGGACTCGACTCATCCAGGCCTCTGGACTCGCGTATACCCGGGTACGGGTACGGGTCGGGAGTCCGGGTAGGAAGTAGGGAACAGGAAACGGGCCGGGAGCAGGAAGGGCAGGCAACCGCCTCACCTGCCTCAGGTCCGAAGAAACGCAAGAGAAGGAGAAGGAGCAGGAGATGACTGACGAGCACTCGCAGGTGCTAGATCGGATCGAGGATGCGATAGGTGCCCTGGTCAATCAGAGGCATGGACCGGGGAGACATCGAGGATGCGAGCGATGACTAGGACAATGATCGATCGGGTGTGCCCGGTGACGGGCGAGTCTCTCATCGCCGGGGAGTACTTGTCTCGGGGTGGGGCGGCTCGTGTTCGCGTCGCAGTATCGTCACTTCCCGCGCTCATGAGCGACCTCGCCTACGCTGCGTCGCACGGCGTGCGCACAGGCGAGCAAGCAGGTGGCGGGGTGCAGCGCTCGCGGCCTCCGGTGAACCTCGGCCTCATGATCGAGGTCGATGAGATGACGGACGCGATCCTGACGTGGGCGACGCTGCTCGTTTCCCACGTTATGGGTCCCTCGTATTGGGTGAAGCCCGGGGACTGGCGGATGGTCGCCCGCGTCTTCGCCCTGTACGAGGACAAGCTGCGGCGGTGGGAGGACGGTGCCCAGTGTGCCGATGAGATCCTGTACTCGGTCGCGAGGCTGGAGCGGCTCGCGTCGCCGGGCCGTCGCCGCTTGGTCTATATCGGCTCGTGTAGCCAGTGTGGCGCTGATCTACTGGTGCGCGACCCGGACGAGGAGACCACGGCGTGTGGCGAGTGCGGTGCCGTGGAGTCGATCGGCGAGACGTGGGATCGCCTGCTGGTGCAGGCGCGGGAGGCTCTCCTGCCTCGCACGCGCGCCACTCGCGTCGCCGAGATCCTTACAGGGTCCGCGATCAAGGATGCGACGGTGCGCAAGTGGACGCAGCGGTGTCGCCTCGCTCCGCGAGCGAGGCGGGGGGGTGTTCGCCTGTATCGGGTGGGGGATATCGAGACGCTTGCTGTGCAGGGCGCGCGCCGCTTGTAGGCTTCGTCGCGTCGCTTGCGCGTGGGGGTGTCACGGCGTATTCTCCTAGTGTGGCCCCGCGCGTAAGCAACGGGCCATTGCCTATTACGGTATCCGCGCAGATGACTTGGCCCCCGCTCCTATCGGCCCCGACTGGAGCGGGGGCCGAGTCGTACACGGCGTGGGCATGTGAGCGTGAGGAGTGGCCGTGGCGTGGGAGTCGAGTGACAGGGCGTCGCGGCTCCCGAATGATTGGGATGAGCGCCGCGCCTTCGTCCGCGCTCGCGCTGGTGGCCGGTGCGAAGCGCTCCTGCATGACGGCACGCGCTGCCCCGCAGCTGGCACGGACTGTGACCATATCGAAGCGGGTGACGATCACCGAGCGGTGAATCTCCAGTGGTTGTGCGCGTGGCATCACAAGCGAAAGACGCAGCGGGAAGCTGCGGCTGCATTAGCTGCAGAGCGGGCGCGCAACGCGCCGCGCAAGCGTAAGCATCCGGGCTTGATTGACTGACCCCACCTACCGGGGACCCCCTCCCCCAACTCAGACCCCACCGACAAGAGCTGTCGGTTTTTGTTTGTACGGGTCTGGGGAAATAACAACCGGCGGAAACCGTTGCGGTCTCAACGCAAACGCCGGATGGCGGGGTGAGGGCGTGGAGGAATTTAGAGGGGCGCTAAGGTGCCGTCCTGGAACACGTCGCCGGTGACGGTGATGTACCTACCCTGGGAGTAGAACTCGATTCGCTGCCCGCGCCAGGTGCGCTTGAAGCCTCGCTGCGGGGCGGCGGTCCCCCAGATGTGCAGACCACGCCCCGAGGGCGAGACCTCGACGTAGGACCCCGCGTAGTACGCGAGCAGCGTGCGCGTGGCTTCGTTGGGGATGCCATGCTCGTCAAGGCAGGCGTCCAGGTCGATGCAGCCGACGCCGTCGCCGAGGACGAAGCCGAGGGGTGCGCCGGTGGCGCTCGCGGCCTCATACGTGCTCCAGGTCGTCGGGTCGGTGACAGATGCCCACGCGCCTGTACGTGCGCACGTGGGGCGTTTGTTGAGGTGGTTGACCCATCGTGCGCGTCGAGTTAGCTCGCTGGGCAGTCCTGCGGCCTTGTCGGCGCGGGTGGAGCGGTGGTGTGCGACTCGGCATCGAGTACTGCAAAAGCGCGCGTCGGAGCGTGCCCATGCTTTGAGCTGACGTCCGCAGTGTTCGCACGTTTTCATGTCTCTTATTGTAACGCTTATTTCGTTGATTTTACGGGCTTTGAGTGGGGGTGATCTGGGTGGCTGGTCGTGGTCCGGCGCCGAAGCCGCAAGGCTCGCGGGCGCGTCGCAACAAGGATCCGCAGGTGCTTCGGATCATCACTGCGCAGCCGGTCGAGCAGCCGTCGCTGCCGGTCATTGAGCATGTCGTTCTCGATGAGAACGGGAAGCCGAGGAAGAAGCGCTTTACGTGGCCAACGGTCACGCGGCGGTGGTGGAAGATGTGGGGGGAGTCCCCGCTGTCCGCCGAGTACACGGAGACAGACTGGTCTTTCCTCCTGGACACCGCCTATCTGCATGCCCTGTATTGGAAGGGCGATTTCCGCGTGGCCGGTGAGCTGCGTCTGCGGGTAGCGAAGTTCGGCGCGACCCCCGAGGACCGCGCCCGGCTCCGGATTCAGTTCGCGGTCGCGGACAACCTCGAGGACGACGCCGACACAGCCGACGGTGACGCGGCGCCCGTCTCTGCGCGAGCGCGGAGACGGCAGAAGAAGCTGAGGGCGG